GGCTAATAATGGAACCAAACAAAATTATTGAGTTATTAAAAGGAACGGATGTTGATTCAAGCTTACATACTATCATTGCTCTAGACTATATCATCGGTAGCAGTCACTTAGAGAATGGGAAGCAGCTTACAGAGGATGAATGGTATGCACTAGGTTTAGTGGAAGGATTAATCGAGGGAGGGTATGAACAATGATATGGGTAGAGGATCGATTAAAGGAAAGAATTTCAGAGATCGCCAGTAAGTTTGTTAATGAACGAATTGACACGCATTCGTTTGATTACTTGTTCAAAGAGATATACAGAGGTACAGGAATATCGATAAAGATAGGTAAAAACGCAGATATAGTATGGAATGGTGAGCATAGCGTTTATATCACCTCACGAGCTCTGCAGCATAGAGAGTCAAATAGTGTATTCAAGATTCATTTTGTTGGTAAGGAATTTAAAAGGTATTCGATGATTCTCCCTCGTATGAACAATTTAATTAAACTGAACGAATTACAGGAGGAGGAAGAGAAAATGGAAACAGGCAAAAAGCACGTTGAAAATGCGCTGAAGTCTCTATCAAAATACTACACCGGTAAAGATAACAGCTTAGACAACGCTAATGAGATGTTTAAAGGGCTAATATCAGTATATGGGCTTGTAGTACCCGCTGATGATATTCTAATCTGTAAGTCGTTAACAATTCCTGCGGTACTTATTCAAGGTAAAGGAAAGGTAAGCCTAATCGAATTACATGAATGCGAGCGCGGATTAATTACTACGGTTGCCTATAACGCAGAGCTAGTCTATAAGTTTCTTAAGCAGTACAAAACAAAGGAGGAAACTAAAATGGAAGAAATTACATGGGTGGAAATTAACGAGGAGAAACAATATGTAGCATTTACAGAGATTATCGGTAAGATGAAGGAGGGCGATATTATTAAACGACCCGAGCATGTAGCTACTGGTATTATTAAAGTAGATGGTGAGTACCGCTACTATGATTTGCAGACTAAACAGTATGGTCATGTGGTAGCTCTGGACGACAAGGTTGTTAATGCTAAGTATGAGTACATTCCCGCCCCTCAATATGTAGGCTGGCGAGAAGCGTTTGAAGTGTATGAGAATGGGGGTACGATTGAGTGTGAGTATGGCGGAGAGATGGTTTGGTTTAACCGTAATATAACTTCCCTAGAGGAGAGTAGTATGCTGGCCGATAAGCAGCTTGATGGATTACTTGATACTAAATGGATCATTAAAAGGATAAACGATGCGAAGTAAAGAAGAGATCGAGAATAAACTAAAAGAGTATAAGGTAAAGGAAGATTACTGGCGTAAACAAACACAGGAGCGTATGGATGTAGGGGTTAACTCCTCTAACAGCTACTCAAACCGTATGTACTGGACAGCAAAGGTAGAAGCGTTAGAGTTTGTGCTAGGTATTCGTTAAGATACTTAGTAGCAGACTGTACAGACAAACAAAGGGGATGGGAACAATGGAGAACGTGTTAACTATACTAGGTTTATTGGCCGCGGTAGGCTTAGCAGGATCGATCGTCTGGTTGATTATCAGCTTAATAAAGAAGAAACCGTTTAAGAAGCCGCTTATAACTGTAGGGTCTACGCTAGTAGCTTTCCTAGTATTAATGTACTGTTTAGGATCAAATGTACAAAGTAATGCACTAGATACTACATCTAGTAGTACCACAAGCACTAAAGAAGAAACACAGTACGCAGAAGGTATTGGAGACATTACTTTTATCAAAGGGCTCTACCCGGACGAAGCAATCTCCATTGATCCAATTGGTGTCGCTATTAGTGGAGTAAAAGTATTCCGCGTAAATAACCCAGAAGCCTCCATTAAATCGGACATCGAAAGACAAACAGGAGAACCTGTAGGCGATAGCTTCTACTATATGACAGTCAGCTTCACCGCAGTTACAGCGGAAGACGATGTGAATGTTGAGTGGATGGGTCTTGCATCCGTAACACTAGACGATGGTACATGGCTAAACCAAGAAGATGATGATATGTTCTTAGGCCAAGATTCAGATGGTAACGAGATAACACCTTACTTTAAGGGTGTACAGATGAAAGAATACATGCAAATGTACGTACTAGACAGCCCAGACATTAACTCCGTACAATTAGAATTCGATCAAGTATCCGATGCTTACTCCTCAGAAACTATCACACCAAGTAAAACAGTAACCTATAAATTTGACTAAAAGGTATTGACTTATTGGCAACCGTAACGTAAACTAATGAAGTTCCTGGATAATACCTAGGGAGTTGCTAGCTAACTAAAGGTAAGAGTAATGGTAACTTAACCCTAACATCATACACGTTAGTAGTTCCCTAGCTTATATAAATAAAAAAAAAGGATAAACACTTAGGAGGAGAACAATTATGAAAAAATTATTAATGGGTTTAGTAAGTACATCGGTATTAGTATTCGGATTAGCAGCATGTAGTGAGGTAGATACAACAGAAGATACAGCAACAGAAGCAACTGCAGCTAAAGAGGAGAAAACAGAAGTAGCGCCCCAACCAGAGAAGAAAGAAGAAGTGAAAGCTGAGCCATTAGCACCTGTTGATCTAGGCCCTGGTAAGTTTACAGTAGGTGAGGACATTAAAGAAGGTAAATATGTGGTAAGTACACAAGCTGAATCAGGTAACTTCATGGTGTACGGTGCAATGGGATTAGCAGAAGTAAATGAGATCCTGGGAACAGATCAAAGCTTCGCAGTAAACAATGTAACAGTTAACCTAGAAGAAGGTAATGAAATAGAGATCGCAGGGTTAAACTCAGTACACTTCGAACCGAAGAATTAAGTAGTAGCTCGTTGGATGATATAATAAACTAATAACAGCCTACCGGTTGAGGGCGTAAGTAGCTCCTTGGCTGGTAGGCTTTAATTAAAAGGAGATGGCGAGATGACTAAGTGTAAATGCCCATATTTTCTAAGAAAAACGCACTCATATAGATACAGTGGTTTAAAATGTCAGTTATACATGAGTGGTCGCTTCAGCTTAGGGGACGGTGGTACATATAGCACAACGTGGGATAAGGAGAAAAGAGATAAAAGGATCGAGGATCACTGTCATGGTAACTTCAGTGAATGTAGTATCTATAAGAGACATATGGAAGAAAGTAATAACAATAGATGAATACCCTTAGTAGCTCCTCAGATCGAGGGGCTTTTTATATAGTAGCTCACCACACAGAGGTCGTTTTTCCTTAGTAGCTGGCTGTACCGGGGCCGGTGTTATGGGAGATGGAGCTAGGAGCCGGGGCCGGGAAAGTTTTTTTTTCTTTATATAGGAGGAGACACGGTTATTTAAAAAAGTTAGAGAAAGTTTGCATAAAAGTGTTGACTCTATAATAGACTGGATGTATAGTTAAGTTATCCCAAACAGAGAGGAACGATGAAAATGTTATCTAATTTTGAAAAAGGTTTTGCTTTATACTTAGAAGCAGAGAAGGAAATAAGGAAGGCGCAACGTACAAGAAAGTTTAATGAAAGTATTTGCTTAATGGCTAGCGAAGACATGGAGCTAATGAAACAAATAGTCATTTCAAATTGGGCCATTAATGCCGCTCTTTCTAGTCCCTTCGCTAGTAAATACGGATTGTAAAAAAAATTTAAAATGTTGTTGACTTTAAGCAAACAATAATGATACAATGAAATCAGATCAAACAAACCAATTAAAAAGGGGAAATGATACCATGATTAAACTATTTAGAGAAGTTCTACTAAGTAAGGAAGCAAAGGAAGCGGATAGCGTTTTTATTAATAAAGCGGGTGACCAAATTAACTTCACTAGAGAAGACGGAAGAGTAAAAGAAATGTTAGAGCATCTGAAAGGTAAATCTTTAGTTCCTGTATACATGGAAGTGGAACACAAGGAAGACTATGCAGGCCGCTATACTATTTATACTAGTGATACTCTAGAAACATCGGTTACACTTATAAATTACAAGCACTAAAAAAAAGTTTTAAAATGTTGTTGACTTTAAGCATATACACATGCTAAACTGAATATAGTTAATCAAACAAATCGAAAAGGGGAAATGAAAATGTATAAAACAACTACCGATCTTTTAAAAGCTTCTATCGAATTAAAGGAACAAGCGCACAAGGTTACAAACCGTGAAGAACATGCGGCCTGGTGGGATAGTAAAACAGAAGTTTACATTGAAGTGTATAACGCGCTAGAAAGTGGAGCTTTCACCGGGGAGGCCCACGACGAGTTAAAGCAGGCTCAGTATATTATTAGTGAAGCTGAAATGTATGCCGCTGTTTATGCTTTAAATGAAAAGGCAATGAATGAAGAGGTGGAGCCGGCCCGCCTGGATCTTCAAACATGGGAAACGATCTTCATTAATTTACAAGAAAATAATGAGTATGTCGAAGTCACTTGGTTAGATGCTGTTGAGAGCGTAGGTGAGAAAGCAGAATGGGTTTTACATTGTGGGGATGAGTTATTCGAAGACGGTTTTAAAAGCGAAGAAGAGGCGCAAAAACGTCTAGACACTCTAGAAAGACACTTCGCACAATATATCAATTAAATAAAATAAGTCAACAACTAAAAAAGTTTTAAAATGTTGTTGACTTATAGTAAACATAAATGTTACAATGAATATAGTTAGAAAATACTTATTAAAGGGGAAATGTTAAAATGAAACTTACAAACAAAGAAAGAGAAATCGCATTAAAAGATATTAAATCAATCCTAGAAAACATTAATACTCAAATTGAAGGCCTTAAAGCAAAATTAAATGAAGCTACTTGTGAAGATGATATTAAAATCATCCATAGCATGATTACTAACCATGTTAACCATTATATGGAGATCCAACAAAGAGAACAAGAGCTTCTATCTATGGAGGAGGTTAACGAAATAAATGTAACTGAAATGGAAAATAAAGTAATGGACGTTATTAAAGATACAATGGATATGTACTGCGATGGTTTCTCAGATGTAATGACTGAAGATCTAGTAAGCGAAACAGGTTATAAGGTTAGCCAGGTAAAAGGTGTTTTAGGAAGCTTACAGAAAAAAGGTTTTGTCTATTTTATGGATGTTAACGGCGAATATAATGTATTTGTACTTACACAAACCGGCGCCGATGCTCTAGGGTATGAGCTAGAATACTATGAGGAGCTAATGAACTAAAAAAGTTTTGAAATAGTGTTGACTTACAGTAAATAAGATGATAAAATGAAGATAGTTAGTAAATAGTAATAAAAAAAACTTAAACCTAAAGGGGAAATGACAAATGAAAAACGTAACTGCTAAACAAATGGAATTAAGAGAATATGATTTAATCGGAATTTTAGATGATGAAATTGATGCTGTTGAAAGCTTACTAAATGATTATGATGGCTCTACTCATGTTTGTGACGCTATCACTGAAATTGCAGATAACTTTATTCCTACTTATAATAGTGATGTTTGGGAGAATGCCGCTGACATTCGAGACTATATTGAAGAGGCCGTAGACAATGGCCTGGTAGATACATCTAATTTTGACCTTATCGCAACTTTCCAAGCCGGTTACTATGAATACTATAGCCAAAGCCTAAATGCTAACACTGAGCACGTACTATTCAATTATGTTGCAAATTTAGTAA